TTTTGAATTGTGCTCGCTTAGGGGTCTTAAGTCGAAACTGTTCCTGCGGCCCGGGCGCTAACGCTGGGCCACGGAACAGCATCGACGAATAGTTTGACAAGTGTTTTGATGTCTGGTAATGTCAACTCGGCAGTGCTGGTGGAATAACCGATGGATTGGTAACTGAGCCAGCGCTGTCACAGAGCGGCCTTATGGCCGAAGGAGAATATGAAATGGGTTTCTTTAGTAACGCCTCGTTCAGCGATGGCAGCTCACAGTTTGAGTCAGCACCGGCTGGCGTCTACGTTTGCCGCCTGGCGAACCTTGACTCGGTTGATCGTCCTTCATACGATGACCCGAACGTCATGGTCCCTAACTTCAAATTTACGTTTGAGACCACAGAGTATGGCGACTCTGCTGGCAATGCTTACCGCTTCTTCAAGTACACCCGTCAAGGTTACGGCAACGACAAGCAAGCACTCACAATCCTTCTCGATGGCATGCTCGGGCGCCGCTTGACACAGGCGGAGTTTCACCAGCTCGATGTCGATGACCTGCTTGCGAAGCAGTGGATGGTCACTGTAGACGCCAAACTGAACACGCGTGGCAACATGACCAATGCCATCGTTTCGGTCTCTCCTGTGACAGCCAAGAAGAAGCTGACCAAGATCGCACAGCCAGCAATCAAGACCGATGACATCGAAGACCCCTTCGGTGAAGACGCCAGCGAGTAACCATCTCCCGGTTGCCAACGACTCGCTGACGAACCAGGCACATCATCCGAACGGTGTGCCTGGTCTTTTACTTTGAAGGGGAGAATCAATGTCGAAGAACACAAAGCTCGAGGAGCGAACACAACTCCTGGTGCAAATCAAGGAACTCAGAGCTGCTGGTAACAGCATCAGCCGCACCGCGCAGATCATGAAGATGACACGCGGGACAGTCCAGCGATGGATCAATGAAGAAAAGCCGGACAGGGTAGTCAAGAAAATGGACCCGTACATTTCACTCGATGAAAAGACAGCGACCGTGATTAAGTGGGCAGAGCTCATCGCAAGCGGTGAGACACGAAGCAAAGCAGCCGAAGTCGTCGGTTATCCAATAATGATGATAAATCGATGGATGATGAGCGAACCTTCACTGCGTGTGGAGTTCCAGGAATCTGTCGGGAAGAAACAAAACAATCATGGTGGCCGTAAGAGCTTCGAGTCAATCATGACAGACGTGCGCGCAGGACGTCCTGTGTGGCGTGATGGCGCTCGTTTCAAGCTGCAGATGGTGGAATCTGCACTGATGCGATACGAGCTCGATGGTGCGAATGTGTGGCGATGCAAGGGCTTCGCAACATTATCAGGCAATGATGTCCTGGCGCGAGATTGGCTGGTGATTACCAATGAAGTTTGAACACGTAATACAACACTTGATGCATGGCAAACCGATTACACGCGTATGCTTTGATCACGATGTCTACATCCGATACTCCGACCTTTTCGAGGCATTCGTGATGCACACCGGGACAGAGTCGAAGACTCTACAAGGTCTTACTCTCGATCCTGAATCGCTGTTCGCGACTGACTGGATGTGGGGCGAAGATCACCCGGTTAAGGATGAGATCACATGGACACGGACACCATCATAAAGACCATCATGGCCAAGCCATGGTCCAACACCTACAGTCTGCTCAAGGCCATCGGAGCGTCAAGCAATCAGGTCGATGAGGCATGGCGCGACTACCGTCGCAAGTACATGCGGAGTCAGCGCTGGCAGGACATTCGCACGAAGGCGCTTGAACGATCCGGTAGAACATGCGAGCAGTGTGGCCGTCGACAGGACGACGGCTACAAGCTCGATGTGCATCACATCACCTACCTTCGCCTCGGTGGCGAACTGATGGAGGATGTGCAGGTCCTGTGCTATATGTGCCACGGACAGCTGCACTACCGGCGCAGAGTGCGCCAAGATGAGCCAGAATAGAAGCATGGCACGTCCAAACATCTACGACGAGGAAACAATCGCACGGGTCGAAGCTGCTCTGATGGCAGGTCAGACACCGACGGTTGTTTCTCGGCTTCATGGTTTACCACGAACGACCATCATCACGATTCGTGATCGCATGTCGTCAAGTGTCGGAAAACTACAACCTGTTTCCGACGCGTCGGAAACTGTCACGACTGTGAAGGCACCAGCAGTCTCACTTGATGATCTGCTTGCGTCCGTCCTCGAGGACAACCTCAAAGCACTTCAGGTCATCGCCAGGACAACGCAAAGCGAGAGGTACATCAATGGACAAAGCGCCGCGCAGATTGCAGCTCTCTACGAGAAGATTGCAACTTTCTCGGTTCAACTTCTGTCCGCAGCCAGCGAAGGCCCAAACGAAGACTAGCGCGCAGACGGCTCTCTGTTATCTCGACTACCTTCGAGAGACTCTCCCGCCTGGCTGGTCTTTTACAGCTCGGCATCTCATCGCCATCGCTTCACACCTTGACGCTGTGGAGCGTGGTGAGATCGACAGACTCGCGATCCACATGCCACCGCGCCACGGTAAAACTGAGACAGTCACGGTTCGCTATGGCGCCTATTGCATCGAGCGGGACCCGTCCGCGAACGTGTTGGTCACTGGCTACAATGAGCGCATCGCGAGGCGCTTCTCGAGGAAGTCAAGACAGATCGTTTCGTCCAGGACAAAGCTCGCGAAGGACAACGCCGCACAGGATGAGTGGAGTTTACCGGAGGGAGGAACCTTCATGGCGCGTGGAGTTGGCTCACCTCCGACCGGTGTCGGCTTCAAGCGCATCATCATCGATGACCCGATTCGATCTCGAGAGGATGCCGAGTCCTCTCTATACCGCGACAAAGCATGGGACTGGTACACCGACGATTTGTATACGAGACTCGAGCCGAAGGGCGCTCTCATCATCGTCTCGACCAGGTGGCACCACGACGACATCACCGCTCGCGCAATCAGTTCGGAACCGCATCGATGGACCGTGCTGAACCTTCCAGCCATAGCGGAGGAGAAGGACCAGATCGGTCGAATGCCTGGCGAAGCTTTGTGGCCAGAACGCTATGACGTGAAGGAACTCGGACGCATCAAGGAGGTCATGGTCGCGAACTCCGGGGACTACGGCTGGAGTGCTCTATACCAGCAACATCCGACGCCTCGCGAGGGAAGTTTCTTTAAGTCGGACCGGATCACCATCGAGCATGCGACGCCGAACATCGCAAAGATGTCCCGCGCCTGGGACCTCGCAGCGACAGCTGGAAGTGGTGACTATACTGTCGGCGTGAAGATGGGCCGTGATGCCGATGGCCGCATCTGGATACTCGATGTCGTTCGCGGTCAGTATGACACCGACCAGCGCGATAAAGTTATAAAGCAGACAGCTGCTCTTGATGGCCGTGGTATCAGGATACGACTGCCGCAGGACCCTGGTCAGGCTGGCAAAAGTCAAGCGATGCACATGCTTCGACTCCTGCATGGTAGTGCTGTGACAGTCCTGCCGGTGACCGGCTCCAAGGATGTGCGCGCTGAACCGTTCGCATCTCAGGTCGCTGGCGGCAATGTCTACATGGTCGCAGCTGACTGGAACCGTACACTACTCGATGAGATGCGAACCTTTCCCCTGGGGAAGAATGATGACATCGTCGATGCTCTTACCGACGCATACGACGAGCTCGTCGGTCGTGGCGGTGGGTGGGGTGCAGTCTAGCACATGATAGGAACACAATAGTCACATGGGACTCTTCGATCGCTTCATCGGCAAAGCCACTGCCGCGCCAAATGCACTCCTTCCGCCGCCGCTGATTCAGCGACAGACGTCCTATTTCACTGGCACTGGGAACGGCGACTTTTGGTCCCTGCTGACACGTAACCTTCCAGGCTCGAGTTTCAACTGGAGGAACCAGGCCGGTGACCTGATGCTTAATAGCATCGTCGCGATCGGCATGGACTGGTACATCAGGAACTGGTCGCAAGGTGTCCCTGTCGTCCGTCGACCGATGCCAGATGGACAGGTCGAGACAGTCGCCGATCACCCGATTCTACAGCTGCTCGCGCAGCCAACACCGAACGTGCCGCCTTCGCTCGTGTGGTCGTGGATTCTCCCAGACTATCAGCTGCTCGGAAACGCGTACTTCCGCAAGGTGCGCGTGTCTGGTCGTGTCGTCGGTCTGCAATACCTAGCGGCTGACATGATGAGACCTGTGGGTAACAAGGTCAATCCTCTGGTCAAATACCAGTACACCGTCGATGGCACGTCTTACGACATCGCGCTCGAGGACCTCATTCACATCCGCTATGGTCGAGATCCGCAGGACAGTCGCTTCGGGCGCTCTCCGGTCACGTCTGTCCTTCGTGAGATTGCGACAGACAACGTCGCCGCATCAGCTGCATTCGGCATGGTCCGCAACGGTGGCATGCCATCGATCATGGTCGGACCAGACTACAAGGGCGGTGTCGAGGATTTGTCCGAAGACGATGCACGTCAGACGAAGAGGAAACTTCAACAGGACTTTACAGGCGACAATGCTGGTTCTGTCTTGGTGATGACTGGCCCGTTCAAGGTCGAGCAGGTCAGCCACAAACCGAGTGAGATGGCGTTCGATGAGATCCGCCGCAAACCGGAAGAGCGCGTGTGTGCAGCTCTCGGTCTCAATCCTTTGGTCCTTCAACTCGGCAGTGGCCTCGAGCGCGCAACATACAGCAACCTCGAGCAAGCGACCAGGAGTGCGTGGACTGACGGGATGATACCGTTGATGCGCCAGATGTCCGAAGCGCTCACCATCGCACTGCTTCCAGACTACGAAGAGACGCAGCCAGGCGATTACTTGGAGTTCGATGTATCGAATGTTCCAGCGCTTCAGGCTGACCTTAATGAGGACGCTGAGAGAGCGGAGCGACTATACAAGAGTGGCATCGTGGATCTCGCAACTGCTAAGCGTGTCGCTGGTGTGACACCTTCGGATGATGACCTTGGTTATTATCACCCAACCGCTGTCCCTGTGCAGATCGGTGCGCAGGAACTTCTGGTCCCTGATGCTGCGCCAGTCTCGACAGCTCGAACTGCCGATGAGACTGCGAAGCTGGTCGGCGCTGCCGGTGCTTTGATCCGTGCTGGCTTTGAACCAGAAGCGGCACTCCAGGCTGTTGGCCTGAACAGCATCCAGCATCTCGGGCTGCTACCTGTCACGGTTCGCCAGGAAGAGACCAAAGCATTCGACGATGCATCTGAGCCAGGACTCAAGTTCTTTCCCTCCAAAGAGATGAAGGAGGAAGCACAACGCGCCATCGAGTGGCGTGATGCTGGTCGTGATGGCGGGACCGCTGTCGCATGGGCGCGAGCGAATCAGATCATCAATGGCGAGAAACTCAGTGAGTCGACTGTACTTCGGATGTATTCCTTTTTCCGACGTCACGAAGTAGACAAACAGGCGGAAGGATTCCGACCAGGTGAGGATGGTTATCCGTCCGCTGGTCGTGTCGCATGGGCGGCATGGGGTGGCGATGCTGGATATCGCTGGTCCACAGCTGCGCGCAAAGAGATCCTGAAGAAGATGGCGCCGAAGGAAAACGGGAAAAGTTATCACCCGTACTATGGTTACGAGCTGACTGACAACGATGCCTGATATCTATCAAGTCAATGAGTCGTATCGGAATAAACTTCGATACCGTGAGAACGCTGCTCTCTCCGAGATGAGCAGGACGTACGGTGTGCTCCAGGCTGACAACCTCAAGCGCCTCGAAGCGGTGACAGCCGCCATCGAGGAAGCACAGGCAGCAGGTCAGGACATCAGTGGCCTAAGCGAGTACATGCTCCGGCTCGAGGCGCTCAATGTGCAGATGGCCGAACAGGTGGCACGTTTTGCGCCACAGGCGACCGACATCGCCACGAACGGACAACGTCGCGCCATACAGCTGTCGCTTGACATACAGGAGGATCTTGTGCGAGCAGTCGCAGGTGTTCCTCAAAGCGTAAGTCTCACAGCTGATCTGATGTGGAATCGACTACCTATCGAGGCCATCACGAACGTCGTAGGCTTCGCCGCTGACGGCTCACCGCTCGGCGCATTGTTCGAAGCGATAGGACCTTTCGCACTGGACCACGTCACGATCGGCATCGCGCAAGGTCTCAATCCTCTCCAGGTCGCACGAAGGATGTCGAGAACGTACGAAACTCTCGCTCCTTCACGAGCTGCTACCATCGCACGAACAGAGATGATTCGTGCGAACCGCGAAGCACAGCGACAGACCTTCGAGGCAAACCTGAGCATCGTTCGTGGCTGGCGTCGCATCTCAGCGGGTGATGTAAACGTGTGTCCTGTGTGCTGGTCGCTTCATGGTGATCCGAATCCAGTTGCAGATGTTGTACCTTCGCATCCAAACTGTAGATGTACGGTCGTCCCGATCACACCGACGTATGCTGAACTCGCAGGACTGCCGCCAGGCAGTTTCGATGAACCGGAAGAGATGCCGGACAAAGAGGAGCAGTTTCGTATGCTTAGTGAGGCGGAGCGTCGGCAGGTCCTTGGACCTTCGCGGTATCGTTTGTGGGAGACAGGCACACCTCTCAGTGCATTCGGTAAAGTAGTACCGAACGCGGAGTGGGGACCACAGGCCGTGGTTGTGCCGGTCAAGGAGTTATGATGCAGACTATGGTGTCCTTTGGCGATGCGATCAAGGCAGACGATTCCGGTCGTGTGCGTGGTTACCTGGTGCGCTTCGGTGGCGCTGACCTCGAGGGCGACTACTTCACAGCGAGCACTGATTTCGGACGACCGATGAAGTCTGGCGAGCGTGTGCCCATGAACCTCTACTACCATCATGGCCAGGACAAGCAGGTCGGGAAGTCACGCATCGGAACCGGATACATGACCATGGACGATAAAGGTCTTTGGTATGAGAGCCAGGTGGAGATGGCTGATCAGTATCAGAAGATGATCCAGGAACTCGCGAAGTCTGGCAAGCTTGGATATTCCAGCGGCGCCACGGGTCACATGGTCGAGCGGAAGAAGATGTCCGATGGCCGCTACGAAATCACACGCTGGCCGATCGGTGAGGCATCGCTGACACCGACACCAGCGGAACCAATGAACATGGTCAAGTCATTGAAGGACATGTATGGCGACATGGAGGATTATGGCATGGAAGAAGAAGAGATGATGATCCCTGTCGCGCCTGGCGAAGACGTTGCAACCTTTGTCGAGAACGTCTACGGCGACCTTGACAAAGAAATGGTCCATGAAGGACTCGAGGCGCTTTATGAGCGTCTCTGTGCAGGTGTTACAGCTGCATATGACAGTGGACTCGGCAGTGGACATGTGGATGCGATCATTGATGCATTCGCCGTCCGTGCGAAGGAACTGAACAGCAAAGTAAAGGATCCGGCAGCGGAAGTGCAAAGCATGAAGTCGAAGCACGAGCGACCGACATCCATCCGAGAAGTGGAGCGACGTCTGCGGGATGCAGTTCGTCTCTCACGTAGCGAGTCGCTAAGATTCGCAAAAACCATCTGGTCCGAGCTTCGGGATGAAGCGTCGAGCGAAGATGTAACCATCGTCGACCAACCGAGCGAAGTGGACGAAGCGAAGAACGCTCTCCTCCGCCAGCTCATGATCCTGGAGTTATCCTAATGAACATCGAACAACTCGAAGCACAGCGACAATCCACAATCGCAGCTGCTAAAGAAGTACTCATCAATGGCGGCGATATGTCCGAAGCTAATCGCCTCCACGCATCTGCAAAGTCTCTCTCTGAGCGCATCGACATGCTCAAGGAGTTCGGCAACGTGCCTGCTCCTGTCGCATCCGAAGCGCCAAAGTCTGAGCCATGGAAGTCTGGCAGTGTTGTCCGGAATCCATTCCCTGGACCAAAGGCTGAGGCTGATTACAAAGCATACGCATTCGGCCAGTGGGTGCGTGGTACGGTCCTCGGAAATGCTAAGGCTGCACAATGGTGCAACGAGCATGGCGTCAAGTCGCAGACCGAAGGTGACAACGGCGCTGGTGGATATACGGTTCCTGAAATAGTTTCGAGCAGCCTGATCTGGCTTCGTAACGAGTACGGAATCGCACGTCGTTACAGCCGCATCTATCCGATGACTTCTGACATCCTCAACGTGCCAAACGCCTCCACTTCGACCACGACTTATTATCCTGGTGAAGCGACCGCCATCACTGCGTCGGACATCACCTTCACACAGGTCGCACTGACCGCGAAGAAACTCGCGATCTTGACCATTGTCTCCAAGGAACTGAACGAAGACACCGTCATCGACTTCGGCGCAACATTGGCGCAGGACTTCGCATACGGTCTTGCACTCGCTGAGGATGCAGCTGCATTCCAGGGCGACGGCACGAGCACCTATGGCTCTATCACTGGAATCATGCCAAAGATCAAGGCACTGTCCGGAACCTTTACTTCCATCGCATCGATGGTCGTTGGACCAGTCGGTACAGCTGCTGCACTCTCGAGCTTCACCCTCGCGAACTTCCAAAACATGGTCGCGAAGCTTCAACCATATGCAACGCAACCGCGCTGGTATATGCACAAGAATGTGTTCTACAACGGCGTCGCAGATAAGTTGATCGCCCTCTCTGGGAACTCCATCATGGACATCCAGAACGCGTACGGTCCTGAACCAACACTGTTTGGAATCCCGATCTCGTTCGTTCAGAACATGCCAAGCGCACCAGCTGCAAACCGCGACATCGCAGTCCTCGGAGATCTCTCCAAGGGTGTCGCCTTCGGCGATCGTCGTGGCGTTAGCGTGGAAGTTTCCGATCAGGTCAAATTTATTGAGGATGCGCTCACGTTTAAGGCAACCGAGCGCTACGCCTTCAATGCGTTTGACGTTGGCAACGTAACCGCGACCGCTGGCGATCAGGTCCCTGGTTCGCTCATCGTCCTTCAGTGTGCTGCCAGCTAGTCTGTAGCACCTTCGCAGTCAAGGGGAGCGGGTTATCCCGTTCCCTTTTTGTTTTTAGGATGTACACATGCCACTCACAAGAACTCAAGCACTCGACCGACTCGCATGGATGACCGCATCCGACCAGTATCCTTTTCTGGATTCGACTGCGCTCCAGCAGCTCGTGGACGATCACGCTCGCTGGACTGTCTGGTCCGCATCCACAGCCTTTGTCGTCGGCGACATCATCATCCCGACCGTCGCGACTGGTCGACTCTACCAGTGCGTCATCGCAGGGACATCAGGCGCCACAGAACCTCAGTTTCCTCAGTACACGAGGACAACTGGCTATTCGGTCAATGATGGATCAGGCGACCTTCTATGGGAGGACATAGGTCCCGCAAACATCGAGCGTTATGACATCCGGACATCTGCGCGACAGGGCTGGATTCGCAAAGCATCGAGCATCACGCACCTCATCGATGTCAAGGATGGTCAGGTCGACGCAAAGATGGCCGTGCTCCGTGAGCACTGTCTCGACCAGGCGAAGCGTTTCTCACCGATGGTATTCGTATGATTCCAGCAGCTTATTCCAACGCGCTCAAGAACGCGATCCAGGCGTATTCGTACGCTGATCGTGTCGCGATCTGGCGGACCGTCAATCAAGCGGATGGCATCGGTGGCGTGGCACAGCACTGGATACAGGTCGCTGAGATTCGTGGCACGATCAGTAACACGGGCGATACCGAGGGCATAGTCGGCGGCATGATCGAACAGTCCGGTACATGGACGCTCACGTGTTCACCAGACATCGAAGTTCGTGCCGATGACAGGATATACACATCTGGGAATCCGCAGGCGCTATCGCCATACTACGAGTGCATCGGATCAGACTACGGTCACACGGACGCAGTCAGTCAAACCATCGGACTTCGCGCCAGGACAAACGGCTAAGTGTATACACTGCGTGGTGCAAGCTTCGACTCCATCGCACCATTATAAAGGTGAAGTCATTGGTGGAGTAGTCTATGAGTCCAGAGATGTGGGTGCAGATCGGTATCCAAGCGTTTATTACGACCGTTAGTATCGGTGCCGCATGGGTGGCACTGATGGTCAGGCTGACGCGCCTGGAGACTCAGGTCGCATACATAATCACAACGCTTGATGGCCAGCAGCAGGAAGTGCGCCGCATCGAGCAACGACTCGGTAAACTCGAGAACAAAGTGTCAGCGTTGGAGGCGATCATACAAAGATGAACAGCATATCAATCAAGCGGTTAGTGATCGTTGTGATCGTGGCTTTTACAGCTGCATTTACCTCGGTCTTTGGTGATGGGGTACGCACATCCGAAGCACACGACCTCGCCGAGCTGGGCGCAGTGCTGGCACTGTACGGCTCGAAGGCGATAGCGGCGGGTGTCTCCGCTGCGGTGTCTAGTGTGCTTGCGTTCTTGACGATGCCGTTTAGCGGTACGCAAGCGAACGCGCTGAAGGTGGGCAAATGAACCTGCAAAACTTCCGCATTGAAAAGGAAGCAGCACCGTCTACCGACTGGCGTGTCTTTGGTGATATTAAAGATGACAACGGCAACCTGCTAGGAACGTTTGGAGTTAACGGAACCAGTATTAATGTCTGGTGGGTCACGCAGGATGAATCGTTTCAGTATCCAATACTGCAACAGTTTGCAGTAATTATGGCTCAAGAAATTGCGAATGGACTAACTGAATAATGGCTACATACTACGTTAGGCCCGACGGCAATAATGCAAATACGGGAACTGGGCCAGCGACAAATCAGGCGTGGGCAACGGTTGCATATGCCCTTGCAAATGCAGCATTACCAGATGCAACAAACACGATTTACATTGCGCCTGGCACATATCGTGGCACCGTCACAATGTCAATCACTCCCAGCGTTTCAAATACCCTTGTCGTTTCTGGTGACCCAACAGCGGCGCAGTTTACAGGTGTAACCACGGGACGTATTCGCGTAACAAACTTCTTGCTTGATGATGCATTACCTACATCTGCGTCTACAGTGACAATAGCAAGTAAATCATATTTTACATTTCAGAATATACATTTTGAAGGCTATGCAACGCCTTCTCTTGCGGGAATGATGGCACTAACAGATGCACGTAATTTCACATTTTCAAAATGTATATTTACTATGGGTAATCGTGGAGCAAGCACAAATTCATTTGCAATCACATCAACAACTTCAACTGCTATAAATGCAACCATTGAGAAATGTATATTTAATGGTGGTTACACGTCAATCTGGGTTATCAGCACCAATACAGGTACTTTATATGATTTTAACTTGTCAGTAAATAATTGTAATTTTGTTAATCAAAATGGCTACGGCATTGTTTTAGCACAGGGACTAAGCGGTGCACAAACAGGTGTAGGTAATGGTGCGATTGTTTATAATTGCATTTTCAATACAGCTAATGGTGTGTACATAAATACAACAAACACGACAAATAAATCCTATTTTTATAACTGCAATTTCATTGCAGGATCAGGGACAGGGATTATAGCCAACGCTAGCAGCGTGGTAGAAGATTATAACCGCTATTCAACTGCAATTACACTCTCAGGTATTACGGGTGGTACAAACAGTAAAGTCGGAGTAGCTGGACTTGATTTTGGTTATTCAACATTATCTGGTTTATACACAATCGAATTTTATGCTCCATACCCTGCCGGTGTAGCACAAGGTACAGGTACAACATCCGGCGCACCTGCAACAGATATTTACGGCAATACGTGGTCAAACACAATCCCTGATTTAAGTGCTGTAACATTTAAAAATCCATCAATTATTAATCAATATCTGCCAACCGAGCGAAACGCATCGACAATCACAATCGCTCCAGCCAGCACATCACAAAGCATCGAGCTCTACCTCGGTGCTACAGGCCTAACCTTTGCCACCTCCGGTCTAGCGGCATACTATGTCCGCAACAAGTCGGCTCCGGTTGCTATAACGCTGGTCACGCAGACAGCAACAGGCGCGTGGTCATCTGGTGGCTTTGCTGAGATTGATTCTAGCCTTGTGCCGGGCGTGTATCGGCTTGATGTCCCTAACGCAGCATTTGCGGCTGGTGCATCTGATGTCACTATTGTGGTCAGGGGTGC